GTTCGCGGCAGCAGACCCGCCACCTCCGCCACCGCCACCTGTTACAGTGACTTTAACCTTGGTGATGCCAGCAGGTTTTGTCCAAGTTCCTGACGATGTAAAGACTTGAGTCGATTGGAGTCCGGCTGTCGCAACGCCCGGAGAAGATGCTGCGACTTGGTAATTTATGCATCGCCAGTCACCAGAAGCGTATTCAACAAACTCAGCTTCATCACCAGCGGCAGTCGTGATGTTAGCGCCACCGGGAAGTATTAAATTCGTTGCATGGTGAGTTAACGTTAAGATTGCATCAAAATGAACTTTAACAACAGTACCAACCGCAAGCGTTACGATCGACGTGATAGTTGTTGTTCCTGTTACGTCAAAGTAGTTTCCGTCGGCACCAAGCGTCAGAGCTGTAGCAGAAGAAATATCAGCGCCTTTTGACCACCTGACCTGCTTTGAATTTGTGTCTAGAGTTCCGCCGAGTTGAGGCGATGTATCATCAACTACAGCAGCGATACCGCCTGTTCCAGATAATCTCGTGGCTTGAAATGCTGTTCCGTCATAGATGAACATATAAAACTTGCCCGTAACTAATTCGCCAGCCGTTACTGCAGACCCATTAATTTCGACGGCCTTAGTCCCAAGCGAGTCAATGTTAAGGGTTGCAGCGCCGGTATTTGTACCGCCTAATTTCGCAACAAATAATTGGTTCGAAGCATAGGCCGTGATTGTCATGCCGGATGTCAAAGTTATAGTATCTGTGCCTGACGTGGTTTTAGCCCCGCCAAAAAAGTCACGCCATGCCGCAACGTCTGCCATCTCTTGACGTGCTGAGTTATTAACCTGGCTCGGTGCCATGCCTTCGGCCCAGTCGATATTACCGACGGATGCGTTTGATGCAGGGGTTGTTGACCAGTTATAAAAGGTTGCCATATTATTTATTCCTATTTAAAAGGCCGTATGCAGGGAAACGGTCCTCGTCTGTTACCCGCCCGGATTGGAACCCGCTAAGGCCTAGCGCGCGTGCTTTAGCGGGACCGATTGACTTCGCAACGTCGCCCGCTGCCTTTATTCCTTTGCCTCCGTAATAAGCGGCTTCCCCCATCAATCGTGGGGATTGGAAAGGAAGTGCCATCAACGGCAACGGGTTTTGCGTGTATGCCGCAGCGCTAATGTTTGCCATAGGCATCAACCCCGCTATCCCTCGTGGGGCTACTGAAGATAATTGTTGACCAGCGAGGGCAGGTAATAGCGTGTCGGCCCCGGCACCTTCAAGTTTATCCCCAATCTCTGCCCTTCGCCCGTAATTAGTGTTCGCATTGTTTCTAAATATACTTTGCAACTTGCGAACAGACGAATCAATGTTCCCTCTCTTTCCATTGGGAATCGACATGGTCTTTTCAATATCTGAGATTTCAGACGCGGCGGTTTTATATTCAGACATTGCCTTTGCATACTCAGGCGCGGCCTTTTCAATAGATGATGTTATCTTTCCGTAAACATTCATCGAAGCCATTTTAGAAGATTTGTCATCCATTGGAATCTTATTGATAACTGAGTTAAATATTTCTTGTTTCATTTCATCAGCAGCTATAACAGGCATTGATTCTCCAAAAATGTCTTTGTATTCACCTATAATGTCTGAAATTTCTGCTAATTTAACATTAGCCCCGCTTATGTCTCTTCCAGTGCTCCCTGTAAATTCTCTAACAGAGTCGCCAAGAGCTTTTTCTATTTCAGTTAGACTCACACTCTCAACAGAATCGTTAACAGACTGCATATTCTTTACGTAATCCCTGTTCTTTTGCTTTTTTAAATTTAAGAGTGCGTCTTGTGCTTCCTTGACTATATCTTCAATAGGCGTTTTCTGACGCATCCCGCTAAGGAACGCTTCGGCCCTTCTGCCACCTGTTGCCCCTGCGGATGCTGCCTGATTAATGCTCTCAGCCCCAGCCCTGGTTGAAACGTCACCAATTAAGGCTGAAGCAGCCTTCCCTGCATATGGCATTGCTTTGCCCGCAACTTTTGCAGCGCCGGCGAGCGGATCGATCGCGTTGCCAGCTTTCACAGAAATCCGGGCCATTTTACCTGTAATCCCAGGCGCTCTTGTAGCTAACCCGCCCCCTAAACTTAGTACAGACGCTGCGTCAGCAAGAAACCCTGCCGGGTCTGTCGCGATAGTATTTTTTATCTCTTTAAACCCACCATAACGATTAGCAAAGTATTTCCCGACTGAACTTGCAATCTGTTCATTCCCTTGATCCCCAGGACGAACTAAGTTAACAATACTACTTCCAAGCTCGTACACATTTTTCGCGGTTTCAATAGGTGATAAAAATGGGGCGATAGTATCTTTTCCAAGCTGCAAAGCGCTTTCAGGGAATGTTTCGCCAGCAGACGACATAACTTCAGAGAAGCCTAAGTCCCTTATTTGTTGCCCGTCATCGTTAATTACTGGCTCTGTGTCTTTTAGTTCGCGAACGCCCATATGCATCACTCCAAAACAAGTCTGCGCCCGTCTGGGGCTTGGTATACAACATTTCCGTTTTTAGTCCGTCCAATAGGTTTCGAACCGTTAGGTATCCCCTTCGGCAGTAAACTATCGCTGTCTCTCGCAGCTAAAGACATTCTTTCCGGCCCGATCCCATCTCCATGGATAATATCCATATACACATTGTTCAGTCTCCGTAAATTACGAACGAATTGATCCCTACTTTGAGACTGTTCAAGGTTGCCAAGAACACTCTCTAAACGTTGTATTTCTTGCGTACTTACCTGTCCTAGTGCACCCCCAGTTGGGCTTTCATCGCGCATTCTTTGTAGCCTATCAAAGCCTATATTTGACTTGATAGTTTTTAACGTCGCCCCAAGGTCTGCCGCATCGGTGCCGGGGATATTGGCCAAGACCGACCCCACCAAGCCAGTAGACGGGAATGTCGATTCCTCTACTGCGTTTAATGCTGTGCCTATCTCTTCCAATACAAGGTCCGCTGTTCGTTGTTTTGTAATTGTAGCGGCTGCTGCTTTGGCTTCGGCACCCTCTGCCTCTGCCTCTTTTGGCCCGCCTGGGATTTGGACAAGACGCACACCTGCTGGGCTGGCTTCGTCGTCAACATAAGCAAACCCAGAAGGGGCGCTGCCAAATCGCCCGTCGCTGCCAACTTGCACTTTTGTCCCGCCGCGAGTCTCTTTGCTCCAATCGTAAAAGTTTCCTTCGTACCCTTGAGACTTTGCATATTCAAACTCTTGAATTTTAGATGGCTTTGAAACATCTTTTTTTGGAGACCCGTGTTTCGTCGGATTGAAATTATCTGGGCGAATCATAACATTCTTGCCTGAAGCAATATCTAAAACTTCAATCGGGTTTCCTTGCTTCGCGGGTGTTGGCGCTTTCTGATACCCCGTGTTTTCTCCCGTTAGAGAGTTTTTCTGAGCAGACCCACCGTGTCCATATGGATTTTGAACTGTGCTAAATGTCGCAGTCGGCTTTGCAAACTTCTGTTCCATCATCATTTTTATGCCCACTTCTGGGTTTGATTTTAAAAATGCCAACTTGAGAGGGTCGCCACCAGCCAATTGCTCGAACATAGCTTCTTGCTCAACCTTCTTTTTGTTCTGTGCCATGCCGCCCGCCATGCCCGCAAGTCCACTCATAGCTTGCCCGAAGCGGCCGCCGTTCTGTGGCGCTTGCAACATGCCTTGTCCTGCGCCCATTAAAGCGCTTGAGATTGTCTGCATACGGCCAGGCTTATCAAAGTAATCTAAGAGACCGCCGCCCTGTTGTGGCGAAGGTTGCCCCGGATTAGCGTAAGAGCCAGCTTTGTATTTGGCTGGATTGCTTGAAGAGAATATATCATCGAGAATGCCCATGTCTAAATACTCCTATGAAGCCAATGACGCTAACGCGCCAGCACCAAGCAAACCACTGCCAATAGTTGAGCCGAGACGACTCCCGCCGCTACTGCCTGAAGTCTGAGTGCCAATAGACGTACCTCCCATGTTGCCTTGAACCGCGTTGTTAAACATCGCAAGGCGTTGGAAAGGTTCAGTCTGTTCAAAGTTGAATCGTTCGATTGCATCATTGATACCTTGTTGATTAAGCGCCTCACGCGCTTGGCCAACCTCACCAAGTGCCGCAAAGTCATTATAATCTGTTGCCGCAAGCTGTGGTGCCATTTGCATAGCGTCCATTTGGTTGTTGCGCTCGTCTGAATAGTTCTGATATCCAAGCGCGCCGATTGAATTACCCAATCCCTGACCTAACGCGCGAGATGCAAGACCTGAGTTTGTGCGCCCTGATTGTGCGAATTGACCTTGGACTTGTGGCATGACATGCTCTGTAACGCGGTCTGCCATTTGGCTAAAATAGGGGTTGCCCGCGTCAAGAAATTGTCCGCTATTGGTTGCGACGTTCTGAGCTTGCGCCATTTGGTTAACTGGTGAGCCTTGATAACCCCGTGCAGCTTGGCCTTGGAGTGCGGCCTCAGTCTCGCCTGCGAATGGCGCATAAGTTTGACCGGGGAAATACTGCATACGCTGTGCAGCGTTTGAGAAGTCGCCCGCTTGCAAAGCCGTGTCTTGCTGGCCTTGAGGCAAGTTGTCAGTTGGCACACCAGTCAGGCCAGCTTGTAGACCGAATATGGTCTGTAACGAGCCTTTCTGTTCATCCCATGGCTCAGTCTTAGTTGTCTGAGTGTCGGGAATTTCTTGTTGTTTTGGTGAACCGCCCATGATTACAATTCCTTACGTGCTAATGTCCAACTTGCGGACCAATCTTTTAGAACTCTCAGCCAACCCTTGCGGAAATATCCTTCAAGGTGAGAGCAACCGTTTTCTTTTGCCCATGCCCCAATATAGTCTTGGAACATTATCCAATCTTTGTAACCACTGCCCGCTAAGTATAATACTGCACAAACTTTAAGCCTTGGGTAGGTTACAATCTGCGTCGTGCAAACGGCCCTTATTTTTTCTTCGTCGAAGGCTATCCACAATTGAATTTTGCCCTTTGAAATATACTCGTATAGGTCAACTGTTAAAAACTCTTTCCCCCTGTCCGTCGCTCGTTTTAGTATTGGCTCCGCTTCCGACCAGTAAAGGTCTATTTCGTCAGACGGGATTCCTGTAATCTTAACCAAAAGCAGTCAACAGGCCAACGCCCGTCAAAGCTGCCCAACCTAATGGACCCATCCCAAGAAATGCTGGCGCAGCAGCAGCCAAAGACCCTCCAGCAGCCAAAGGCGCAGCAGCAGCCAAAGACCCTCCAGCAGCCAAAGGCGCAGCAGCAGCCAAAGACCCTCCAGCAGTCATAGCGCTTAACGTGCCTACGCCCGGTCCAATCATGCTAGATCCGGCAACGGGAGCTAATGCAGGAGCCATAGCGCTTAACGTGCCTACGCCCGGTCCCATCATGCTAGATCCGGCAAAGGGAGCTAATGCAGGAGCAGGAGCCATAGCGCTTAACGTGCCTACGCCCGGTCCCATCATGCTAGATCCGGCAAAGGGAGCTGGTGACGAGAATAAACCCTTTAAAGGGTCCAGTGCGCCAGCTTCGTTAAGCATATCGAGGCCAGCCATGCCGTTTTTGACGCTGTTGTCTTGTTGAGCTGGCGCGCGTTGCATTGGCGTAGACATGCCGGGGCTTGCCGCAAAGTTATTCGAACCCATAGTGATGCCGCCTGTATTTGGCGCTCGTCCTTGTAATGGGCCTACTTGTCTGATTGGCAAAGGCATATAAAATTCCTATCTACGTTATACTACACAAAAAGTTTGGACAATTAAAGCATTTTCTACGGTGCCATATTGTTATCGTTAAAGTAGTTGTTTGCGGCGATGGCTTGTTTGCGTTCAAACTCTTGTTGTGGAGTTAGTGCATTTGGATCAATGACGCTTGCCGCTAATTCTGGCTCAGGTGCTTGTGCAAGTGCCGCTTGAATGTCTTGTTGACGTTGGGCAAGCATGGCGTTCGCTTCTGCCATTGGGTCCGTCTGTGGCCCTTGCTGTTGAAGAGATGCAAAATAGTCTTGCAACCCACCACCTTGAGGACTCGCGCCGAACTGCATTGCAGGTTGTGGGGTTAAATCAAACAACCCGCCCGCTTGCTGTTGAGGCATTGGGTTTTGCCCACCTAGAAGCCCGCCTTGGTACGGGTTACCTTGGGGGTTGGCTTGGCCTAAACCTTGCGCCATCTGTAAAATTTGGTTGTATCTGTCCATTGTCTTATCCTACCAAAATCACGCGGAATGTTTTGTCTGTCTGGGCGTTGTTCGCGTGGTTGATAACAACCGACCCGGATAGTCTATTCGTATCTGCAACGTATGTCGTTGCCAATGCCGTCGCTGCGTTCGCTGTCTCAGGCATAAAGCCAAGGAACGACGCGGGGCTTAGTCGAACGTCTGTGATTGTCGTTGTCGCCTCATTTGATCTGAGCGTCACGATAATGACGTTGTTCGTCTTGCCTTGATTTTGACGCTGCGCCTGTTCCCCAAGCAACCGTCTATGCTGGTCGCTGTCAGGCAGGTATCGCGGAGCTGTCGGGTATCCAATAGGCGCGCCCATTTACAAATCCCCGTCCGGTCTGGTCTTAGCATCAACGCCCTGCGCGTGGGTCCATGTGCCGCCCGCTGCAATCTTAATGCGCGCGCGCCCGTACCTCGTGCTAATGTTGAAATGAGACATTCCATCAGTGCCGACAGCCTCATATGCACTGTCACTTGGCGTGCCGCCCGGTGTGTCGCGTGAGCGGATCTGCGTTGTTACTGTTCCGCCGTCAACGTAAGGCCTAATGCCGCTAATATGAATGCGTGTACCTTCTGCGCCGGATGCCTCAGTTGTTTCAAGCTGTGCTTCTAGAATGTCTCCGCTAAATCGTGCAAGGTCACCGTCTGTGTCAAATGCTGATAGTAAACGTTCGCCGCCGGTCCATGACCGAGAGTCTAAAGACAAAGGAAGCAAGTCTAGATTGCTACTAATGCCGTCCAGCTGTTCGAGCGTGTAGCCAGGCGTCAACCCTGTTGTCAGGTATTGCATGGATACGTCTGCCGTTGACCACCTATCGATAGCCCAATTATACATAATAAGCGTGTCAGGCTCGCCCGACGTTGAGTTCACAGACGGATAAGCCCAAAATACAATCTTGTTGATTGAGTCAGCAGACCCGTAGACTCTGTCGATATATGTCTGGTTAAGGTTAGCAAAGAATGTCTTATCAACGCGCCTATCACCGATTGGCGTTGACTTTGTGCCATCGAACGCAAAGAAACCTGACTCGTCCAGATAAAATGCTACTGTCCCCACGTTAACAACTGAGTTCCTAGCGTGCGCACCCCTGTCACGCTCAATTTCATAAAAGCCGAAAATTGTTGGCGGGCCTTCGTATACTATGCGGTATATAGCTTTCTCTAAGAAAACTGCGCCGTCAGTACCGCCGATTGCACCAACAATGGCTTGGACTGTGCTGCCTGTCGCAATGTCATTATAGTCTGATTGCTTCGAAGCCGCGTCGGACGATCCAATGCTCGGCCAATCTGTCGGGTCATTGAATGCAGACCACCAAACACGGTTAGGAACGCCACCGTCTGTACTGTCAAAAGTATTTCCCACCATGACAAAATCGCCAATGACAGAGCCAACCCTTGCTCGTGGTGCATCACTATTCAACTGTGAAAACGTGCTATCTGTACCCATCAAATACGTCTGCATATCGTCGCTCAAGCCTAGAATGGCTATGCAACGCTCGCCAAATCCAACGAATTCAACAGGGTAATCTGAACTGACCGTGTAAGCACCAGCAGACGCGGAAACATTATTCCACGTTCCGGTGTTTAAAAGAAAGAAATCTTTTTCGTCGGATGCGAAGTTATAAACAACGCCGTCGTTATCTCGAAGCGAACCAGCGCCACGAACAACACCCGTCCCGACAACACCAGATATAGACGATAAGCCGGATAAGGGCGCATAGCTCGCTTCTGTGCGGGGCAACACGTTGTTTATATATGCCGAGCCTTGGTTTTCATAGTCAGGCTGGTCAGGCGTGTATTGTGCGAAGGGAATCATATCAATACCCGTTGAAAATGTTAAACGCGTTCTTGTTGTTCGTCAGCAAGGCAGAATCAACAGTGGAAACTGCGTTCTTCTTGTTGCGCCCGTATGTGTGATTTACGTCTGCTAGGATGGCGGAAGCCGTGGAGAAGTTAGTCGCTGCCTCTTCCGGGCTGCGCATCCATTTATAAGCGCGCCAAAGGCTCATATCTAAATACAGGTCTTCATACTGTGTGAGGAGCGCGTTCGTCCCGTCAGTGGCTATATCCCACTTCTTGTAGTAATTACAGTCTAATGCATAGGTTGCGTCTGAGGGGCCTTCAAAACGGAACGTATCAGCTACCGCGTAATAATAAGGACGGATCTCATTGTCATCGTGCAGCCCTAAGAGCTTCGACAATGGGAGTTGTTCCATTAAAAAATCGTTCGAAGGATACTTCATATCGATAATCTCAAGAAAACCCGCTGGCAATGCCGCCGTATCGGACCCTTGAGACAAAGAAACAGACACTTCCGTAATGCCTGGGTTCCAATTGATCTTTCGATTGATAAAGTTCTCCGCTTGAGAAATAAAGTCAGGGACAAGCGCCACAAACCCACTGTCAGCACGTCCTGTATACGTCTCTAATGCCGTCTTTAATTCTGCGTAGGTTGTGATTGCCATGATTTAACCTTTCTTGGTGCGTTTGTTCTTCAAAGATAGCGTTCCGGCTGGCTTGTATTCTTTGATCTCTTCAGCAGCTTCCTTTGCTACGTCAGGCCCGCCGTCAGCGAATGCGTCCGCTTTTACCGAGAACCAGCCATCCTTTGGGCCGTCCCAAGCTTTGGTGAGTTTTCCGTCAATTACTTTGTACACTCTTTTTTCGTAGTTAGACATAATTTATCCTAAAAGCATTGGGGAGAGCCGAAGCCCTCCCCGCAGCGTGTGGCCTAGTTAAAACCGTAACGACAAGCCAACTGTGGGCGAATCGTTTTGTAGCCGTACAGAATGTCAAGACGAGTCGGGAATTTATCATCAGCAATCGTATACTGACGAACTGCCCGCATCGAAATGCCGTCCATGACTTCGCGAGCGGCGAAATCGACACCGTCCGGCATAATCAAATCGGCTGTTGCAAATGCGAAAGCGTCCTTATGGAAGCCACAAGAAATACCGTAATCAGCACTCGCGCCGATTGCCGTTGACTTATCGCTCTCGAGCTTTTGGATCGCAGCGCCGTCGGCGGGTGAGCCAACAACGTTTTGACGCCCACCAGAAACCACGATTGACGGGCTAATGCCGATCGACGTGGCGCTTGTGCCTGTTGCCGCTGTCACAACGAATGACTGCAACTGACCTGTGTCAGCTTTAGTCTCAGGGTGAACACGGTTAACGCCAGCGATGTAGATGATATCGCCTTTCGTGAACGTTCCAGCGCCCGTGTCAACGGTAATAGAAGCGCCCGCTTGAGACGCGCCGTTGATAAGATAGTCGCCAGTGCCATCGTCCGTACCTGACGTGAATTGTGGCCAAAGTGTGTTTTGGTACACTTCTTTATAACCGACAAACTCGCTAGCAACCATGCCTTCGCGGTATTGCTTAGACACGTTCGTATTAGGGTTGAACAGACCAGATACAGCGTTCACGAGGTCAACGTTGTCAGTCGTGTTAAGGTTCAAGCAACGCTCGGAAACTGGTGCGAGGTTGTCTGTCAGCTGTTTAGCACCATTAAGCACGTCAGCAAGCGTAATCGATGCGCCGACGTCTGATACTTGGTTATAAACATCTTTGAACATGCTCATTGCGTCGGCTTCGACGTTAGCGGCAAGCACTGACATTGCTGGCTCAAGGATACGATCCGAGAAGTCATCAATGTCGAGCGTCAGATCAACAGAAGTGAAGTTCAAGTCAACGCCCTTTTGGGTTGCGACTTGAAGGTCAACAGATGTTTCTGTTGTGTCCTGAGCAGACAATGCAGCGCCGGTTCGAACGACGTACTCGTTTGGTAGGCGGATTTTAAGACTGTCGCCAATCTTAGCGCCTGTTTTTGCAAAGCTGTCATCGTATTGGCGGTTTGTCTTGCCAACAAAGTTAAGCTTCTGGTGAAGAATACGCAGCGCCTCTCGGGTAACTGCGGTCGCGGTCAGTAGTGTGTTAGCCATTTCAATTTAATCCTAAAATGTGCCAGTCAGTCAACGTCGACCCTTTGCCTTGAGGTCTTTCTCACGCCATGCTTGCCATGCTTTAACAGACAAATTATCAGGGTTAACGCTTGCTTTTGCGTTTTTGCCTTTGATAGAAGCGACAGGTTGAGCCTCGGCGGGCTTAGGGGCTTTGTTGCTCTTTGACTTGGCAACGATGTTTCTGTAACGACGAGCGTCGTCCAACACTCGAACCATTCGAGGGTCTAAAACGCTACTCATCTCGTCTTTGCTAAAACCGTAAGTGTCAATGCCTGACTTAAATATGGTTTTGGCTGTGTCTTCATTCCAGTTCGGTATGACCTTCGCTAACTCTTTGAGCCCTTCCTCTTTCAGCCTGGCACCCTCTTGATGCTGCTTCTGAGCGACTTCCTGTTGCGCGTGTATCATTCGCTGGACTGTGTTTGTTCTGTTCTCGACGAGTTGACGGCGCTGAAAATCCAACCGTTGAAACTCGACAGGGTCGTCATAACTAAGCTGGTTCCAATCGACTTGTTCATACTGGGCAAGCTGTGCATCGATTTGGCGTACTGTCGACGCCTCTTCAAAGAACTGTTCTTGCACTTTAACGTTCGCTTGGAATTCAGTCTGTTGCGCCTCGAATGCCTTGCGTTGGTCAGCTACTTCCATTGTCTTCTTGGTGTAGTCGCCTTGACGCATTAGAGCATCCTTGATTTCAGCCGTGAGTTTGTAGGTTTTACCCTCATACTCAACGTCCATAAGCTCAGGTTCGGACTCGTCGGTATCCGGTTGCCCGTCGCTTTCTTCGTTGACGATAGCCACTAGATCGTCATCAGGGTCCGTAGATACTTCAATTGCCTCTGCTTTTGGGGCATCAGGGTCTACAAAACGCCGTTCTGGTGCTGGTGCGGTATCCTGTACAGGCGCATCATCAACCGGGGCTATGGATTCAAGCGGTGCTTGGCTGTCCATCTGTTCCATTATTTATATCCTTCGTGGGTCAAGTCCGGGATTCTGTCCCGGTGCAGACGTAGGCTTGGCCTTGCTAACTTTATCCAATAAGTCAACGGCTAGTTTGTCGTTGCCTTGTTGAGTTTTAACGTCGGCTTCCATGCGTTCTGTGTCCGCCTCATAAGCATCTATCAAACTACCCCGTTTTTTAATTTGGGCTTCGAATTGCTTAGTTTCAGCGTTCATTCTGTCAATGGATATGCGCTCTTGTTCAAGCTGCTTCATATCCATTAGTGTTTTAATCTGTGACTCTGCCATTTGTAATTGCTGCTTAAGTTGCGCAACCATTGGGTCCTCTTCGTCCTCACGTAAGTTCGCAGGGAGTAGAGACTTCAGGCGGGTAGCAATTTCGTCAGCGCCTGGCCAGTCTAGATTCTTTGCTATGATGTCGCCCACGTATGGCGCGGCTTGAGGGAATGCTGTGATAAGCTGCATCATTTGATCTGCAGCCTCTTGGCGTTTCGTGGTGAACGACGGACCTGCTTTAACAACAACATCGTATTTGCCTGTTGTCAGGTCAAAGATACGTTCTACGCCGTCTATAAGCTTCTCTTGTTCACCCTTCTCCACAGCTTGGCCTGTTTCCATGCTGACCGGCTGGTTAATTGGAATTTCAAGCGGCTCGTCATCCTCACCTAATACCCGCAATATACGAGCCTTGGTGTACGTGTGAGGGATAAGGTCAACAATAATGCGTCCAGCGTGGCGAATGGCGCGAGTAAGGTTGTCTTGGAAATGGAATGTTGACGTGTCGCCCTCTTGGTTTCGTCTTTGTATCGCGATGCCGCTAATCTCATTAGCTGCCATGCCCAGACTAGCGTCCTGCATCCCCATAATACCCTTCATATCGTCGCTGGACGACATGGATTCACTAATAGCGCCAGCCGGCACACCAGCGAACGGCTCACGTATCGGCCGCATCTTGCCCGGTGTGTATTCTAATGTCTGGTGATTATCAGTGTTCGCTGTCGCCCAATTATCGTCTGCATCAAAGGCCCCTGCTTCTCCAACCCACGGAGCTTTAGGGGCAAGCGCGACCAGCTCAGTCGATGCTGTGCGCCAATAGTTGTAGTTGCGTTGTGCGTCTTGTGATTGATAAGTTAGGCCATGGTGGTAACGCTTACCATCGTCTATGGTTTCCTCACCATAAACAGGGATGATAGGAATATACTTACCAGCCCAGTCGTTAGTCTCAAGAACCTCTTGACCGTTCATTATGTATTGCGTGACTTTGTAGCTCTTTGTCTCGCGCTCGAACTCAATAGTTATATCGAGTGAGTCAAATATCTCTTTGGCGTTCTCATACACGTCTTTCTGCATAATCTGGCCGTCGGTCAGCATCAGCAGCGTTTCGGACACCTCTTCACGCTTCCAATATTCAGCAATGAGAACGTGGTCCTCTTCGAACCAGTCTTGACGGTCTTCAGCGCCTAAGAAATCCCAATCAACTGCTTCTGCATTAGGGTAATCTGCTTTGAACGATTCAGTTGTTACCCATTCAGTTATGAACGCCTTATTCCAGTCCGAAGAATCAACCGCCGTACTATCTGGATCACCGTAGACAGAGAACGGGTTCATTATCCGCTCAATGACGATATCCTTGTCAAAAGCGTCTTGGAATACAAAATCGACATTAACCCGAAAATAACCGATACCGCACGATGCAGCCCAATCAATGGCTGTGTCATATGCAGCGCCCGCGTCGGACCTGTATTCGATGTTACGGATTAGACCATTAAGGACTTCTGCAGTCTCTACGTCAGCATTATCGTCTACGGGGTGAACTTTGATTGATGGCTTGTTCTGCCGAGCGTCGTTAACTACCTGGCGAATAAACGCTGGCAGTTTGTTCATTGTCAGGCAAGGACGGCCCTTAGACTCACGGTCCTTTCGGACGTTCTCAGGCCATTGCTCACCCAACCGAGCAAAATCGTACTCTTTCTTGGACATGTCCCGCTGCGTTGACTCGTAATCAACGCAGTTTTGATACGCTTCTTTGGCTTCGAGAAGAAGTTTGTCCATTATACACCTTTAATTTGTTATATACGTTTTACGCTAAACAGAACGGCAGGTCAATGTAAACTACTATATGAATGTGTAGTATAGATTTAAATAAAAACTACCTAATAAATACAACGGCAGTTGCCAACCTGCATCTCTTCAGCCTCGAAAGACCTAATTACCCGTTGCCGGGCGTGTGGGGTAGCTGTTCCCACCTCGTCAATTATTAATAACGGTAGCGCCTATGTGTGAAAACTAAACGTTAATGACTTCGGAAACTCTCATACCAAATACTTGGGCAATCTCGCCAAGCGTCCAGCCGCCCTCTTTCATATCACGTATGATTTCGCTGCGTCTGAGGCGTTGGCCGCCTGTCAGCTTCTTAGCCTTGGCGAGTTCAACTATCTCTGCGCCGAGTTCTATTGCGTGTTCTTGTGTTTTGAGGTTCATCTATCCCATCCAATTCAAATTACGCGGCGGTTTATTCGTCTTTTTCTTGCGCACGTTTGGCGTGTACATGCTCATCATAACAGAGTCAGATTCATTTGGCGAGACAATGCCTAGACGCTTCATGTCCTCCTTGCTCATTAGCTGTATAAGACCGTTGCCGTTCTGCTTTCTTGGTATCCTGCATATCTGTGACCGGAACACGCTTTCGTTTTCAATCCCATCGCTATCGAATGATATCATTTTATCCGGATCCATGTACTCACCGCGCTCGACACACCGATATGTGTTATACATCCTATTTGCTAACGTTATATAATATTGCGCCCTGTTATTCTTGAATGTCTCTGCATACGTCTTTGGTGCGTCCTCACGGCGAGTTTCGTTGAACATATATATATCTCTTGCGTTGTCTTGGCCTACCCCTGACAAAGACCCTTGAAACATGTGGTATTCAATCGCCATGTTATTAAAAGCAAGCTGTACTTGGCGTTTAAGGCCCGTACCCATGCCGTCGCCATCCCAGACGAACCAGTCGGCACCATCTTTAATAGCGTTCTCTGTGGCCCAATCACAGGCT